GCGAGAACAAAAGGTCGAGCTGCTTGCGCTTCATGTCCAGCGAAGCCTTCGCCTCATCACCGATCGTCGTATCGGCGCGCAACTTCTGCACGACCGACTCGATCAGCATCGCCGCATCGTCGTCAAGCATCTCGCCGGCCTCTAGTTTCGTGATCGCCGCGTCGAGCAGACCCGCGTCAGCACCCGTCGCGGCGGCGAGGTTGTCAAGGCTACGCACGCCGGCGGTCGTCGCTCCGTAGGCCGGGAAGGCCGTCACGATCGACACCTCATGCAGACGCACCTCGCGCAGTTCGCGCGTCGCACCATCCGGCGACCACGTATCGCCACCGCTCGGAACGCTGAAGCCAAACGACATCGAGTCAACGTCTCCCCGACGAATAAGGTAGGCAAGATCCTTGCCGTCCGTCGTTTCTGGAAGATCAGCCTCAACGCGCAAGCCGTGAGAATCCTCCGACAGACGCAGGGTACCCGCGCGCTTCGACGCCAGCACGCGCGTCGTGTCGTGGTTGACAAACATCTTGATCTCGTTACGCGATCCCAGCGAATTAGCAAACGCGCCCGGAGCGATCCGCTCGATGAACGGCAACGGCTCAGAATCAGAATTGAAGACGGCAGCGTAGCCCGTGAAAGCCATCCCGTCACCTTCGCCGAGGTCGCGTAACTCAAACTCGTTGACGGTGATGCGACGTGTCTCGACGGCAGTAGTCATAGGGTCAATCGTAGCACCGCGCATCGCGTCACCTTCCTCAGCTTTGATCGCCTCGGCTTTCCGAGCGAACCAATCGATCGCCGGCTGCGGGTCGAGCGCGTCGATGCCCCACAAATAGAAAGCGACCGCACCAGCGCCGGGGAATCCCTCAGCCTCGGGATCACGGTTATCTTCGGCGTCCAGATCGACCAGGTGCCGAGCCGCCCACGCATTCGTGCGGATCACCTTGTCTTCGGACACTTCACCGTCAGCCATCAGACGAGCCTCGCGGATCGTACGATCGACAACACCATCGCCAGAGAGGCCAGCCTCGTGATACTCCAAGCCGCGCGCGGCGGCTTCGATGATGTATTCGGGAAGCATCAGATCGACCACACGCGCGTCGAGCTCGCGCGTCGACTTCGGATGCCCCTCGGGCAGCAAATCAAAATCAGAAATATACGCAGGATTCTCCGGGCGCCCTCGGCGCAGCAAATACAGGAAAGCATTGACGCGCGCCATCGACCAGGCAGCACGCGAAATGCCGGGACGATGACTAGTTGAATACGCGCCAGATCCACGACGATAGACCGCAGCAAGCTGTCCAAAGGTTGTGCGTGTGTACGCCGGACGATCATCTGCTTCCATCGCGTCGTTGTGTTCGGTGACTTTATTGCGTAGCGCCGTTTCTGTCGTCGCGCCCAACTCAACATCGCCGCCGGCGCCGGATGCCGAGCCGGGATCGTTCGCGTCCGAGCCGGTGATCTGGTCCTCGGCTGGCGCTGGCGCGCGATACGCCTCGCCCGCGTCGTCGGCGTCGTCTTCGTGAGGCTGCCAAGCGTTGCAATAATAGGCGCCGTTGACGTACTCGTCCCAACGCTCACACCAAGCCTTGTCGCCCTGCACGTTCGACTCATCATAGAAATGACAGTTGCCGCAGGCTCGCCCTTCGGGAACGTCCTCGGCGAGTGCCGGACGGTAGTTCTCAGGCAGGGCGCGTTCGCCTCCCGGCTCCAGCCCTTCCTTCAGCGAGATCGCCACCATCTGATCGATCGCCTCCTGTTTGGTGCCGTGACAATGAATCACGATCAGCTCCCCGCCTTCGTCCTCTTTCACCGTCGCCCATCCCGCGCAGGTCGGCTCTTTGTCGCTAATGAAGTAAGGCATCCTTACATCCTCTGAATCATCACGCTGACCGAGTAGCTATGGGCCGCAATTCCCCACAATCCCTCGCCGGGATTGAGCGTGATCTGGCGTGTCTCTTTGCCGTCCAAGTGAATCCCGGTGGAAGTTGTGACGCCAGAATCGCCAAGAAAAACTTGCTGGCTCGCCTCGTTATTATGAACCGTCACGCGCTGCGACATATCATCCGGCGCACACAAAAGCGTAGCCGCCGTTGTCACGCTGATCTGAGCCGTCGTCATCGTCACGAAGACACCGGATACGCCGCCGCTGGATCTTCGGGATCAACCTGCGCGATACCTTGCAACTGCACGGACGGCAAGCCAGTATGCGGCAACGCGTCCAAGCCGAGCGACGCAAGCGTCGCGGAGGGATCGAATCCAGCCTGCACGAGCTTCACCGCGATCGAGGTCTTCTTCTCCAGCTCGGTCAGGTTCGCCGCAGCAAGATCGACGTTCGCAAGCGGCACGCGGTAAACGTCGCCACCATCCGCCGGCGGCATGTCCTCTAACCGGTGGATATCGTTGATTGAAAGGAACCCGGACTGGATGCCAGTCGAGAAAGATGCGTATCGGCTAGCCTGGTCGCCGCGTAGCAAGCCGTCGACGTTGATCTTCAGGAAGGCATCACCGGGGATCAGGTTGCTGTAGGCATCCTCGATCTTGACGATGTACGGGCGTAAGCAGTACGTGACGAAGTGAATACCGTTCATCTCGACGGATGCGTACGACATCGCGCCGGGAGTCGTCACACCCAGCAACGCTGGCGGACAACGGAACGCGCGCGCGATCTCCTCGGTGCTGTATTGACGCGACTCCAACATCTGCGCCTCGTTTGGCGCAGCCGATGTCTGCGAATACTTCGCGCCACCGAACAGGACGCCCGGACGATGCGACCGACGAACCGAGCGGTGCTGCTCCTCGAACGAATCAGAAAGATCCTTAGCCTGCTCGCGTGTCAACGCGCCCGGAAACTCAATCACGCCTCCCAGCGTGCTGCCCTGCCCAAAGAACAATTGCGCGAACGTGTCGAGCGCCCTACCCAGCCCGAGCGTGTCGCGGATCAGATCGATGCGGCTGCGTCCCCGAAGTTCGCCCGGAAGCAAGAGCTCGGTGAGGTGCATCATCTCATCATGCGGGACAATCTCGCGACCATTGTCGATCGAATACTCGACGCGGCGGGTTACGTTGTTGCGCTGGACTTCGACCTTGCGTGGGTTCAGGACGACTAGCCCAGCGATACCCTGATCGTCGCGCAAGATCCGAATAAAGGCGTTGCCGTTCATCAGCATCGAGATCAGCACCTGCGAGAAATGCGTCGTCCGCGACATGCCGACCTCGGGCAAGTCGAGCCACACGGGGCGCGGATAGTTCACGCGCTCGGTCCCATCGCGGCGGAACGTGTCGATCGGTAGCGTCGAGATCGAATCAGCGATCAGGCGGACGCAAGCGTAGACGGTGCCGAGCTTGAGCGCCTCGTCTTGGTTCATGGTGACGCCCGAGTTGGTCGTCAATGCAAGCGAGTCGCCGGACGCGAAGATAGTCTGGAACGATATCGATCGTTCCTCCGAAGTATTGCGCCCGAACAGTCCGCCTAGCATTCGTTAGTTCCTCTCAATTGCGACGGCGAACGCGATCATGAACGCTCCGGCTAGGGTGATTCCTGCTGGCACGAACACCAGCCCGACACCCGTCGAGATAATGATCGCGCCTAACACTTGTAGACATATGATAGCCGCCCTAAAAGGCGTAGAATCCCGGCGCACTTTGCTCCCCCTCAGTTTGTAGAATAGCCCCATAGTTAGCCATCACCGCAGCGACCAGAGCGTCGATGCGTTGACGCTGACGGATCTTGCTGATCTTCCAGCCCCGATCAGTCTGTGCCGCAGCCGTTGAAAGTACGTGCGCCGCGAGCTCGGCGTTATCGCCGGCGTGAACGATGCGCCCCTCGCCGAGCATCGAATAGAAAGCCTGGTACGCGTCCGCCATGATCGCCGAGGACTGGACCATCGTCACCATCGTCACGCCCTCATCGTCGAGCGCCTGCGCGGAACGCTCGAAGAAACGCGGATCGTAAAAGACGCCGGCGACCGCGTAGCGCGCCGTCAGTTCGCGAAGGTGCGCCTCGACATCGGCGAGG